ATGCACAACAAACCCCTTTTTAACATTTCCCAACACATTTTTAACATTCGCCAACAGAGTTTGGCACGCTTTTTGCATAGGCCGTGCCAAACCTCCAAAATTAAAGAAAAAAAACACATCACAGCAAAACAATTTGGCACGTTATTTGTATAGAAAAAAATAAAAATTCGCCTTTTAAGATTTATTAAGACTAAAAAATTTGCATAGAGTACACAAAGTTACTACCTTTGCAATATCAAAATAAAACAATAAAGCAATTTGTATCATATACATACGACTTGCTACAGGGTAAATTATTTACTAAATAAAAAGGTAACGCCCCACCTAACCAGTGGGGCAACCAACAAAATAACAATGGCAACCACCCCACAAATGTACGATGAGATTGCACGTATTTTACGCGTAACTCGTAACAATGTTGAGTATGAAGCAGAGCGTAACAAATCGCAATTACTTTGCGATGTTGCGACAACGTTAGGCAATTTGGCTACTTTAGTAGACAATATAATCACCGATATAAAGGCGCGCGAAATCTCGCAAAAGAAAGAGAGCGAGCGAAACAGCGCCAATAACTTCTACATGGAGCGTTTCACAAAGCAACTTTAGAACCCTATTATATAACGTTTCACGTGAAACAAAATACAAATTGTTTCACGTGGAACACTAACAAAAACCGAAATGAAAAAGAAGATTTTTAAGAACGTAGGCCAATACATTTTTTTGGTGTATGCCTTTGCATTTATTGGTTGCTTACTCTACCTTTGCGCAATCCTACAAAGTTGCTCAATGTACAGACAAACCGACATTAACGGCAAAGCCACGATTGTAACCACAGACACAACGTACATCAATCATAACACTTTACTTAAATATCCAAAGAAATGAACGAAGAACAAAACGTATTTGATGAAGCGATATTTACCGCTTGCACATCATTAGGCCAACTTATGACCACCAAAGAAGTTAACGCGAATACTCGCACACTTCTTAAAATCTCGAAGTTTAGAAACTTCCTGATTACATTAGGCAACGAACATACAGCTAACAACTAAAGTACTAAGTTATGACAAGTTTTGCAGAAACGTATAATAAGGGCAATATTAACCCTTTTAAGTTTGACCTTAAAGGCTATGAATTTACTAGCCTTAAAGAGTTATACAACAGCGACCCCAACAAAGTACACGCGCTTGACGGGTTTTATTTTACCCGTGGTAAGTTCGGTGTAAAAGTCGTGGTTGTGATGTCAGACGTAAAAAAGCGTGTTGATATGCCTATATACCTAACAAAGGTATTTAATGACATCGTAAATAACACGGATGCAGTAAATGACATCAAAAACGGCAAAGTTGGTTTTGTGGTACGAAAGTACGAGAGCCACGGCCGCAACTGCCACACTATTAGTTTTAAGGACATCTAACAAGTAACACATTTAGGTAGATAGAATATAACTATCTACCTATTTTAATTTAAGCACTATGCCTAACAAGATAGGATACAAACAGAGTGTATTTACAGCAACTCAACGTACAGAGTTAAGGCAGGATATAATACAAAGTGTTGAGAGTAGCCCCGAACTCCGTAAGGAGGTAAGGCGCGTATTTCAACAAGCAAATAGACGCATACAGAATATCGAAGAAAAAGGCCTTTTAAGCCCCGCGGTAACAGCACTAAACAAAGGCGATATTAAAGGCTTTAGCAAATTTTCTGTCAGTGGTCAAAGTTGGGACGAAATAAAAACAGAGTACGCAAAGGCAGTATCTTTTTTGCGTCAACCTACGAGTACAGCGCAAGGCACACGAACGTATAACGACCACCTAAAAACCGCGTACGGCCTTACTGACAAAGAATTTAATTTAATGGCTGATAAGCTAAATGAAAAGCTAACAAGTTTAAGCGATAGCGATTTTGTCGAAAAATACCTAATGAGGTATAAAGACTTCACGGGCGACCTAGAGCAAAGCGCAAGGGACGCGAGCGAGCAAATTGAAAGTGAAGCAGTAAGTCTACAAAACGCGATAAATAGCAATATTGAAAGCGAGGCCAACAAATTAACTAACGAAGTCGAAAGCGAGATAAGCAGCATACTAGACGAATTTAATAATTTCGGACTATGAAAAAGGTGCATTATGAGCAACAAAGTGGTATTTATAAGGCAACCGACATAAAAGATATTTTGCAGTTGGCCGTAAATGACAAAAACGTAATAGGCAATAACAAAGGGTGTAAATTTTACAACGTCCCTTGTGCCTTTGATATCGAAGTAAGTAGCTTTTACCGAGACGGAGACGGCAGCACATACACGTACGAGCAGTGCACCAAATTAGGTGTAAAAATGGAAAAGTGTGCTATTATGTACGTGTGGCAATTTGGTATAAATGGGTACGTAATAGTTGGCCGTACATGGGACGAGTTTACATCCATGTGTAACACGATAGCAAAAACGTTGGAGTTATCCACTAACAAAAAACTAATTGTGTACATTCATAATCTATCTTACGAATTTCAATTTTTGCGTACTTTGTTTGATTGGGAGAAAGTTTTTAGCATTGATTTGCGCAAACCCCTATACGCTACTACAACTATAGGTATAGAATTTAGGTGTAGCTACTTGTTAAGCGGTTATAATTTGGCAAAGTTAGGCGAACAGCTACAAACGTACAAATGCGCAAAAATGGTTGGAGATTTGGACTACACCAAAATACGACACACCCAAACAGATTTAACCCCTAAAGAGTTGATGTATTGCGTGAATGATATAAGAGTGGTTATGAACTACATACAAGAGCAATTAGAGCAAAACAAGTTAATAACAAGATTGCCCCTAACCAAAACAGGGTATGTCCGTAAGCATTGCCGCAAAGCGATGTTAAGTAAAAATGTAAACGGCAAAACCGCAAGAAATTGGCAGTGTATAAACTTAATCCACTCGCTAACTATCAACGGCCTACACGAATTTAATATGTTGCAAAGGGCGTTTAGTGGCGGCTTTACGCACGGCAATGCTAACCACATAGATGAAATTTGTGAAGACGTTGCAAGTTACGATTTTACAAGTAGTTACCCATATGTTATGGTATCGGAAAAATTCCCCATGAGTAAGGGGGTACGAGTGAACCCCCGAAACATGAAAGAATTTGAATACTACATAAGTAAGTACCTTTGTATCTTTGACATTGAATTTACCAACATCTTTGCAAAAGAGTTGCAAGATAACCCAATAAGTGTAAGCAAATGCTTTGTCAAGGTAAATCACGTGGAGAATAACGGGCGGCTTGTTTGTGCAGCAAAGGTAGCCACTACTATAACAAACATAGACTACAACATAATACGCAACTTTTACACGTGGGGAGGTGTTCGTATCGGTGCAATGTATTGTTATAAGGCCGACTATTTACCAACTGATTTTGTACGTACAATCTTGGATTTGTACGAAAACAAAACAAAATTAAAAGGCGTGCGAGGAAAAGAAGTGGAGTACCTCAATAGTAAGGAAATGTTAAATAGTTGCTATGGTATGTGTGTTACTAACCCTTTGCGCGATGATTTTGTGTATAATGGCCAATGGGACGAAAACACACTAACAGACAGCGAAAAGGCCGAAATGTTGCAGAAGTACAACGAAAGTAAAAACCGCTTTTTGTTTTATCCGTGGGGGGTATTTGTAACCGCGTACGCAAGGCGCAATTTATTTACGGCAATCTATGATGCAAAGCAAGATTACATTTACAGCGATACTGACAGCATAAAGTTAAAGAATGCAGCAGCACATAAGCGGTATTTTGATATGTACAACAATGTAGTATATAACAAATTAAGAGCAGCGTGCAAACATCACAACATAGACTTTGCCAAATGCGAACCCGAAACAATTAAGGGAGTTACTAAAACGTTAGGCGTTTGGGACTACGAAGGGACATACAAACGCTTTAAGACGTTAGGCGCAAAGAGGTACATGATACAGGAAGAAAACGCGCTAAACGTAGGCGGCAAAAGTTATGAATATAGTTTGACAATAAGCGGTGTAAACAAAAAAGCGGCTATCCCTTATTTAGTTAAAAAGTATGGTGATGATATATTTAACGCCTTTACAAATTACATTGAATTTCCGTGCGAGGCCACAGGGAAAAATATACATACATACATAGACTACAAAATAACGGGTGAAGTTACCGACTATCAAGGTAAAAAGTGTACATTTGCCGAAAATACGGGTGTACACTTAGAGCCAACAAGTTATAACTTATCTTTAAGTATAATGTACCTTAATTACCTAAAGGGTATAAAGCTAAAAGATTAATGTTCAACGCGAAACAATTTTGAACAATGAAGAAAGAAACAAATAAGAAAGAAACTATAAAATTTTACTCCCTCGCCAACATATTAAACAAAAAGGCAGATTATAATATAATATTCGGCGAGCGCTCAAACGGCAAAACATACGCTACTTTGGCGTATGGCCTAAAGAAGTACGTACAAACTGGTGAGCAAATGGCCTATATACGTAGGTGGCGCGAGGATTTACGCGGCAAACGTGCAGAAAATCTGTTTACTAACCACGTAGCAAACGGGTACATTGAAGAAGTAACAAAGGGTGAATTCAACGCGGTTTTTTACATTGGTGGTAAATGGTATCTAGCAAAATACGACTCCGAAAAAAAGAAGTATGTACCACAAACTACACCTTTTTGCTATGGTTTTTGTCTGTCAGAGCAGGAACACGAAAAAAGCAGCAGTTACCCCAACGTTACAACAATTGTTTTTGATGAGTTTTTAACTCGTCGCTACTACCTACCCGATGAATTTATGCTATTTATGAACTTGTTAAGCACCATAATAAGACAGCGCGACAACGTTAAAGTTTTTATGTTGGGTAACACAATAAACAAGTTTTGCCCCTACTTTACGGAAATGGGCCTAAAGCAAGTAACTAACATGGAGCAGGGCGCTATCGACATATATAAGTTTGGGCAACATGGTGCAGTAGTAGCGGTGGAGTATTGCAGTACCATTGTTAAACAAAAAGCAAGTAATAAATATTTTTGCTTTGACAATCAAAACCTTGAAATGATAACGGGCGGAAAGTGGGAAATGTCCGTATATCCACACCTACCAACGAAGTACAAGCCTAGTGATGTTTTATTTGTGTATTACATTGTTTTTAACGAATACATTTTGCAGGGCAACATAATACAGCACGGGGGCGAAAATTTTACATACATACACGTAAAAACCACCCCAATAAAAGACCCCGACAACGCGCTAATATATAGCCTAAGCATGAACGGAAAGCCAAACTACAAGCGCAAATTAATAAGTAGTGCAACGTACTTAGAGAGCCAAGTTGCGAGGTATTTTGCCACTGATAAAGTATTTTACCAAAATAACGAAGTTGGCGAGATTGTAAGAAATTATTTAATTACTTCTGCAAAAACCAACATTGTAAGTGTAAAATAACTTTTGTATATTTGCAGTATTAATAACACCTTACAAAATGGATATTACACAAGTTACACAAATGATTTCAAACGTTGGCTTTCCAATTGCTATGTGCTTAATTGTATTTTATTACATGACAAAGCACGACGAGCTGCACAAGGAAGAAACCGACAACCTACGTACAACTTTGGAGGATAACACAAATGTACTCAGCGAGTTATCAACCCTTATAAAAACTTTGACAAATGGCAAAGAAAGATAACTTATACATAAAGTATCAAGAAGAAATAAAGAACAAAGACAAAAGCGTAAATGGCTACATTCGCAAAATGTTAGCCATAACACAAGCAATGTTTGTGTACAAAGGTTTACCCGAAACCTTACCACAAAGCAACCTTGAAAACCTTTTGCAGACCAACGGCAATGTTTTTGTAACAGAGGTAGGCGGCAAATTGTACGCTTTTACTGGCGGACTTGGGGGTGTCCCCAACGCGTACAACGAAGCCACAGAATACATTGTAAGTAACCCCTATTTGCAACTAAACAAGTCGTACAAAATAGACGTTGAAGGCGTCCTAATTAAAAATGATAGTGGAGCAAACAGCCTTTTGCCAATCTTTGGTAAATATGGTGTGTTGTGTAGTGATACGCTTTTGTCGCTTAACACGTGTTCTGTGTTGTCTCGTATCACCATGTTAATAAGTGCGAGCGATGACAAGACCAAACAAAGCGCGGACGATTTTGTTAACAAAATCATGCAAGGCGATTTCTCCGTGATTGGTGAAAACGCATTTTTTAAGGGGGTGAACTTGCAAAGTATCAGCACCCAAAGCGCCAACCAAATAACGCAACTTATTGAGTTATTACAATACTTCAAGGCGAGCGCGTTTAACGAAATAGGGCTGAATGCAAACTACAACTTAAAGCGCGAGCGGTTGAATACAAGCGAGGTGCAAATGAATGTGGATGCCCTCAACCCCTACGTTGATAATATGTTGCAAGAGCGCAAAAAGGCAGTGGAAAAAATAAACGCTATGTTTGGCACTGAAATAAGCGTTGAACTTGGAAGCAGTTGGGCAATCAGAAAGAAGAAAAATAAAACACAAAACGAAGACGATGAAGATAATAAAAAATAATACTTCTAATATTGGCGAAAATGGCGCTGAACAGGAGACAGAAACGGAGACAGAAGTAACAGACACCGAAACGGACACCGAAACGGACACCGAAACGGAAACAGAAACGGACGAAGAAAACGAAGAAGAAAATGAAAATAATTGACCTTTACCCCGACCCGAAACACGGCCTATTTACGGAGGTTTTTAAAGTTAACTATCCAACGGAATACGCGGCAATATTTGGCAACCTTGATAGTGTCGGACTTGATACGCTTGTACTACTCAACTACAGCGAGCGCGAGTGCATTAACACCATAACACAAGCCAACGCAAATGAGTACATAAAAAATATAATTGCGTTGAGTGTTAACAATTGGGTACGCGTGGCAAATGCCTACAATGCCCAATATGATGTACTTAACCCTATACAGCAGCAGACAACGCGCGAGGATAAGACAACAGAAAACGCCAACAATAACAATACAAATGTAGCGTCTAACAAACCATATAACGCAACGGATTTTGTTGAGTACGACAAAGATAGTACCACATACGACAATACACGTACTAACGATGTTACGAGTACAACAAAAGTAGTTGGTATTGGCTCAAAATCGCCAACGGACGAACTCACAAAAGAAATTGAATTTAATTTGCAAAATTGGCGCAAAAGCATTATTTTTGCAATTATAAATGATATAACTAAATTAATATACTAACAATGGAAGTACAACAAATTTACACACTGATAAATTCAGTATCTAAAGAGGTTTTAGGTAACTCCGCACTTGTTAGCGAGGATTTAACGGGGCTTGTCGACCTTGGTAACGAGGTTTTCAACCAAAACGCGGTAGACAATTACGTAAAATCACTTGTTAACCATATTGGTAAGGTTGTTTTTGTAAATCGCCCCTACGCAGGTAAAATCCCCTCTGTACTTATGGATGCCTGGGAGTTCGGAAGCGTCCTTGAAAAGATTAGCGCGGACTTACCCGAAGCCGAGGAGAATAAAAGTTGGGAACTAACGGACGGCACCGACTACTCGCAAGATGTATTCCACAAGCCACAAGTTACGGCAAAGTTCTTCAATTCTAAGGTAACTTTTGAAGTCCCCGTTTCAATCACCGAACGCCAGGTAAAAGAAAGTTTTTCTAACGCTGAGCAACTTAACGCGTTTCTATCGATGATTTACAACGCGGTTGAAAAGTCTATTACCATTAAGACTGATGCGTTAATTATGCGTACTATCAATAACATGATAGCGCAAACTTTAATAGCTGATAGCACGGCCTTTGGTGGTGGTGATTCTGTAGACTACACAACCGCTAGCACCGCCCGTTGCGTTAACTTGTTGAAGTTGTACAACGATAATAAGGGTACTACTTTGACGGCCGAAAAGGCACTCACAGACCCCGATTTTATCAAGTTCGCAAGTTACACGATTGGTTTGTACACTGATAGACTTGCAAGTATTTCGAGCGTCTTCAATATTGGCGGTAAGCCACGCTTTACACCGCGCGAAAACTTGCACGTTGTGTTATTGTCAGACTTTGAAAAGGCCGCCCGTGCTTACTTGTACAGCGATACGTACAACAAAGAGCAGGTACTATTACCTAACGCGGAAAGTGTTCCATTTTGGCAGGGCAGCGGTACAAAGTACGATTTCGCGAGCACGGCACACATCACAATCAAGGAGACGGGCGGCAAACCCGTTGATATTAGAGGTGTGTTAGGTGTTATGTTCGACCGCGATGCCTTAGGCGTGTGCAACCTCAACCGCCGCGTAACTACTAACTATAACGCAAAGGCCGAGTTCTTTAATAATTACTATAAGTTTGATGCGGGCTATTTCAATGACACGAGCGAAAACTTTGTAGTTTTCTTCGTTGCTTAGTTGTTAATGTTGTTGTTGATAGGTGGTGTAATATACACCACCTTTTTTATTTTACTACTATGATATTATATAACTATAAGGGGCAACCTAACACCATAAGCAAAGCACTTACCCCGTTGGGTACGCTTAACGTTGCTTTGCGTCCCGAACTCAACGTGCATAATCCAACGTTAAAAATACAAATGCCGCCTAATATGTACGGGTTTAATTACGTGTACATTGAGGGATTCGGAAAATATTACTTTGTAGACAACATTAGATACATAGGAGGGCAAACGTATTTACTCGCTTTGTCGCTTGATGTATTACAGACATACAAAGATGTTATACTGCAAAGTACCGCGCTAATAGTGGAGAGCGACAACGCAAACCGCGATTTGTCGGTAAATAGTAACGTGTTTAATGTTTTTCCTAAAACGGAAATATTAAACTTTCCTACTTCAAAACTCTTTGACACAGAAGGTAGTATTATAATGGTAACACTCAAAGGCAATAAATAGTATGGCAGATATAATAACAAACCAAATCCTACATACAACATTCACGTATACGGAGAGTGCCGGGGCGTATAATATAGTTAGTACCGCTGACACTGGTTTTTTGTTCGACAGCGCAACCACACCACGCGCCCGATTTGATGACGATTTTGGAGGGGGTAGCGTAAAGGGCAAAATATCTACAGACCTAAAAACGTGCAAATTTAGTGGTGTTAGCGGTACAAATATACGTTTAACTGGTGCTACTAAAGTAGACCCCGATTCCCCCGCAGAACCAACGATAACAAACAATATAGTAAACACTACCTATACATATAGTGTAAGCGGTGGTGTACATACCATTGTAGTTACCGCTGATACTGGGTATCAATTCAACACCGCGCCTACTTGTGCGTACACTGATAGTTTTGGAGGTACCTCGACCGCTAACGGGGTAATAAGTACGAACAAAAGCAAGGCTACTTTTACCATAGATGACACTGCCAAAAATAGTGCTTTTAACCTTAACGGGGAGGTTGCCGAAAGTACGCCAACTATTACCATAACAAATAATATAGAAGGCACATACGCTACATGTACGTACGATAATGGCACTTTCAACGTAACTATAAAAGGCACACAAAGCGGCTATGTTATACAAGCGGCCAACGTAACGTACACAGATACAGGCGGTGTCTCGCATACTGATGATATGACCATACCGAGCAGCGACACCGCAACCATAGCAATAACAAATGTAAATACTTCTGTGTCCGTGGTTATTAATGGTACTTATATTAAGGCTATACCCGTTAAAAATACTTTGTATAATTGTACATACGAAAATATACCAACGTATTACACCCCGAACGACAAAGTAAACGTTACAATACACGCAAAAGAGGGTAGCAAGTTTACAAGCGAGACAGACCCCCCCGAAATACGTTACACTGATGAGTTCGGAGGGGTACAATACAAACGTTTCACGATTAGCGATGACGGCAAACAGGGTAGTGTTACACTTGATATCGCAACAGAATGCCCCAAAACTGAGTACATCGAATTTCGTGGAGGGGCGCAAGTTGAGGTACAGCCAAGTATTAAAAATTATGGCTCTATTAACGTGTATGTTGTAACGTTAGATAACCTTGACGCATTTAGCAAAAAGCGTTACTTCACGGAAAGCGGTACGTTTATAACGTACGAGCAAGATTTAAGCGAGTATATAAACCGAATTAAGCGTATTTATACGCACATACCAACAAAAGGTACTGACCGAATAAAATGCGGCAACTATGACACCGAGATAAATGCCGAGCTACCCGAAAAGGATATAATAACCCTTGATTTTGGAGGTATCACAATACCACGCAAAGATAACACCACACTTGACAAAGATATGATAATAGAGGTATTTTTGCCGTTCGTGGGTATTGTTAGTTTGTCTTCTGATTATGTCGGTAAAACTGTAAAGTTGGTGTACGATATAAATGTAATAAGCGGTGACGGGGTTTGTAAATTGTTGGATAGCAACGATTTACCCATACAATTGCATAACGTACAACCTAATACGGATATATTGTACACGACTTACAACACGTTCGTAATAGGTAGTGACAGGTGGGACGCTCAAAATTTATATGGCCTTGAGCCGTTTGTGCGGCTGAATTACTTTACTAATGAGTACAGCGATACACGCGGCAATGACTACAAAAAAGTTGTACTTTCGCAATGTGCAAAAGGTTTTTATAAGTTTGACGAGATTGTAAATAATGATATAGACAACGTGCCGAAAAGCGAATACAACGAAATTGTTAATTTATTGCAAAGCGGTGTATTTATAGATTAACGGCCTATGCAAATAGCGTGCCAAATGCTTTTGGTACGCTATTTTTTTGTTTCTTCGTGGAGGTTTGGCACGGCCTATGCAAAAAGCGTGCCAAACTCTGTTGGCGAATGTTAAAAATGTGTTGGGAAATGTTAAAAAGGGGTTTGTTGTGCAT